AAGAATACTACGATGCAATTAGTACACACCAAATTAGTTTACCTACACCTGTTATGGCAGGTGTTCGTACACCACAACGACAGTTTAGTAGTTGTGTATTAGTCGAAACAGACGACAGTTTAGACTCTATTAACGCAACAACAAGTGCTATTGTTAAGTACGTAAGTCAAAAAGCAGGCATTGGCATAGGAGCAGGTAGAATTAGAGCACTTAACTCGCCTATTAGAAGTGGCGATGCGTACCATACAGGAGTTATACCATTCTTTAAACATTTCGCAACAGCAGTTAAATCCTGTTCACAGGGCGGAGTTAGAAGTGGCTCAGCAACACTGTATTTTCCTATTTGGCATTTAGAAGTAGAAGACTTATTGGTTCTTAAAAATAACAAAGGAACAGAAGAAACACGTATTAGAACATTAGACTACGGCGTCCAAATGAATAAGGTTATGTATGAACGTTTATTAACAGGCGGAGATATTACATTGTTTAGTCCGCATGATGTTCCGGACTTATATGATGCATTTTATGCAGACCAAGACAAGTTCCGTGAGTTGTACGAGATGTACGAACGTAAAACATCAATTAGGAAAACTAAGGTTTCTGCAATTGAGTTGTTTAGCACGTTTATACAAGAGCGCAAGGACACAGGCAGAATGTACTTAATGAATGTAGACCATGCCAATGAACATGGCTCATTTAAACCTGAATTAGCACCAATTAGAATGAGTAATTTGTGTTCAGAGATTGATTTGCCTACTAAACCGCTAAATGATTTCAATGATGAAGAAGGCGAAATTGCATTGTGTTCATTATCTGCGATTAATTGGGGAATGTTTAAACAGCCGGAAGATATGGAACGTGCATGTGATTTAGCAGTGCGCGGTTTGGATTCGTTACTAAGTTATCAAGATTATCCTGTAATTGCTGCAAAGAATGCAACTGAAAAACGCAGACCACTAGGTGTTGGTATTATTAACTTAGCGTACTTCTTAGCAAAGAATGGCGTTGGCTACAATGACAAAGAAGGCTTGGAATTGGTTGATACATGGGCACAGCATTGGAGTTATTACCTAATTAAAGCAAGTAATGACTTAGCAAAAGAGTACGGTGCATGTCCATTAAATAACGAAACAAAATACAGTGACGGTGTACTACCGATTGATACTTACAAGAAAGAGGTCAACGAAGTAATCAAGCATAAAAATAAAATGGATTGGAAGGGGTTGCGCAAGTCACTCAAAGCGCATGGTATTAGAAATTCTACATTAATGGCATTGATGCCAAGTGAAACTAGTTCACAAATTAGTAATGCAACAAATGGTATTGAACCACCACGTAGTTACGTATCTATCAAACAAAGCAAAGATGGTGTAATGGCACAAGTAGTACCTGAGTTCAGACACTTGAAGAACAAGTACGAATTACTTTGGGACCAACCTGGACCGTCGGGGTACTTGAAAGTAATGGCAGTACTACAAAAGTACATTGACCAAGGCATTAGTGTTAATACAAGTTATAACCCAATGCAGTACGAAGATGAAAAAATACCAATGAGTAAAATGCTCGAAGATATTATTACGTTTTATAAGTACGGCGGAAAGCAATTGTATTATTTCCAAACATACGACGGCGCTGGTGAAATTAAAGTTGAGGATGATGATTGTGAATCTTGTAAGATTTAAGGAAATGTTATGAGTAGAAGTGTAATTAATTTCGATAAGAAAAAAAGTCACATAGATAGTCCGATGTTCTTAGACCCAAAAGGGTCAATGGGAATACAACGTTATGAAACATTAAAGTACGAGAAGATTGATAAGTTAACTGACAAGCAAATGGGATTCTTTTGGCGACCCGAAGAAGTAGAACTTAATAAAGACATTAAAGACTTTAAGAGTTTGGATGAACACGAAAAGCACATCTTTACATCTAATCTTAAACGTCAAATACTACTAGATTCAGTACAAGGTAGAAGTCCTAGTCTAGCGTTCTTGCCATTGGTTAGTATTCCTGAGTTAGAAGCATGGATGACATTGTGGTCGTTCAATGAAACTGTACATAGCAGAAGTTACACACATATTATTCGCAATATCTATGCAAATCCGAGTGTTGTATTTGACGAGATGATAGATATTCAAGAAATTATTGATTGCGGTGCTGATGTAAGTAAGTACTACGATGATTTAATTGAATACAGTAACTACTATCAGTTACTAGGTTACGGTAAGCATACAGTTAATGGAAAGAAAGTAGAAATCACTGAATACGAGTTAAAGAAACGTCTTTACTTAACAATGCTAAGTGTAAATGTACTAGAAGGTATTAGATTCTATGTATCGTTTGCTTGTAGTTGGGCATTTGCCGAACTTAAATCAATGGAAGGCAATGCTAAGATTATTAAGTTAATTTGTAGAGATGAGAACTTGCATTTAGGATTCACACAAACTGTTCTTAAGATGATGCCAAACGATGATCCAATGTTTGTTAAGATTAAAGAAGATACAAAAGAAGAAGCAACAAAAATGTACTTAGATGCAGTACAGCAAGAAAAAGATTGGGCTAAGTACTTGTTTAAAAACGGTTCTATCATTGGGTTGAACGAAGAATTGCTATGTCAGTACGTTGAGTTCATTGCTAATAAGCGTATGAAAGCAGTTGGGTTAGTATCGCCGTTTAAAGGTGGTTCAGATCCACTACCGTGGACAGGAAAATGGATTTCAGGTTCAGAAGTACAAGTAGCACCTCAAGAAACGCAAATAACTTCATATGTTATAGGTGCAGTTAAACAGGATATCACAGAAGATACATTAAAAGGATTTAGTTTATGATTACAATTTATAGCAAAGAAGGATGTCCGTATTGCGTTAAAGCAAAGGACTTATTAGAAGAGTACAACATCGAATGCAATGTTGTAAAGATCGATGAAGACGATGATGCTAAGACATTTGTTGTTGGTGAAGGACATCGAACAGTACCACAATTATATGTAAACAAAACACTATTAGTCGAAGGCGGGTACGATGGATTGAATGCTATATCAAAAGAACTAATTGTATCTCGTGTTAATGAAATTATGGAAAGCGAATGATACAAATATTTAAAGGTAATATATATAGTTTCAAGTTACTTAGTGGAGAAGAGTTCATTGCTAAAGTCGATGAGGTTAATCAAACTGATATCCATATATTAAACCCACTTAGTATTACATTAACTGCACAAGGTCCCGATACATTACCTGGGATGATTGCTGGTGATATGTCAAAACCAATGCAATTAAACAAGTCTGCCATTGCAGTAGTTGCACATGTTGAGGAACATATTAAAATTTCATACGAACAAGCAATTAATGAGATGCAGAATGAGAAAACTAAACAAGTTCTTACTGAATAAATATTAGTATGTCAGAAGTAAGCAGATTAGGCGATACAATATCAGTACATGAATGCGGAGTAGTTCCAACTGCCGCAGTTGGGTCAAGTGATGTTAAAACTAATAATATAAACACGCACCGACAAGGCGACGCTAATACAGCGCATCCTGGTGTTCCTGCTCCACCTTGTACAAATCATACAACGACATTAAGTAGTGGGTCAAGTTCGGTATATGTTAATAATAAACAGATTGCACGCAACGGTGATGGGTATGGATGCGGAATTGCATTAACCCAGGGTAGCGGAAACGTATTCTCGGGTTAACATGCCTTTTCATTGGATAGATAAACTAAACGAAAGCAATAGTCGCTTACACAAAGAAGAAGTGATAGGCGAAGCATATACTGCATGTACGTTAGGAAGTAGAGAGGCATGTATCTTCTTGGAAAATGCACAAGAAGCGTACGACCCATTCACTAAATTCCACACAAAGCAGGTTCCCGAAACAGAAGGTCTAACAAACAAGAAGAACAGTTGGCACTTCTTTCAATTCTTACTTAAAGATTTGAGTACACGGCGTATTACAGGCAATACTGCAATACAACAAGTAACTGAGTTAAGTAAAGAGTTCGACAGCGACAATTGGAATAAGTTAGCACGTCCTACTTTACTAAAAGACTTGCGCATTGGCGCAACTGCCAAGACATTCAACAAGATACTAAAGGGTACAAAGTATGAAATACCCACATTTGAGTGTATGTTAGCAACGGATTCCAAGAAACACCAGAAGAAATTAGTTGGACAAAAGTTTATACAGAAGAAACTAGACGGCGTTCGAACAATAGCAATATTACATAGTACCCACATCGAGTTACGTAGTAGAAATGGCAAGTTGTTTGGGAACTTTAAATCAATTGAACGTAGTTTGCGTACAGTGAGAGACGTAATGTACAAAGCATTACCTTATATGTTTGATCCTATTGTACTAGATGGAGAAATAATGAGTGACGATTTCCAAAGTCTAATGAAACAAGCAAACCGTAAACAAAATGTACAAACTGCGGACTGTGTATTCAACGTGTTTGATTATCTAACGTACGACGATTTTCAAGCAGGTATAAGCACACAAGTTCAAGAAGACAGGTACCTTATATTAGAGGGAGTAAGGGAAAAAACAACAGAGTTAAACAATATCGATATACTTGAAACGCCTATGTTAGTTGATTTGGATACAGAAGAAGGACATACAGAAATGACTGATTATGCGAATGAATGTGTAGCCGCAGGATACGAAGGCATCATGATTAAGGAACGATTTGGTGTATACGAGTGCAAACGTAACACCACGTGGATGAAATGGAAACCTGTTATTACCGTTGATTTAACTGTGGTTGGTGTTGAAGAAGGTACGGGAAGAAATGTAAACAAATTGGGTGCGTTAGTGTGTAATGGCACAGACCAAGGTAAAGAAATACACGTTAATGTTGGAACAGGACTAACAGATAAGAACAGAGAAGAATTTTGGAAAGAACGCGATGATTTAATTGGACAAATTGTAGAAATTAAAGCAGATGCAGTCACTCAGAACCAAGACGGAACATATAGTTTAAGGTTTCCAAGGTTTGAACGTTTTCGTGGGTTTGTACCTGGTGAAAAACTTTGAATACAGTTAAATTAATTGATATACAACAAGCAATGCATAATTCGTTGCGTGCTACATTTGATAAGCATCAACACACACCTAACAAAGATCGATGGCATTTTCAGGATAAGTTTGAGTTAGATCATAGATGCAAAGTTGTAAAAAGCTACTCACAGATACGTTGTTTATCAACACCAGTAGCTGATATAATGTACTGGAATGCGTTGAAGTTTAGTAGTTCGTACGATATTACGATCTTTGTTTTGCGGTGGACGTAATAAATACTATGTGCCTATACTCAAAGACCCAAGTGACTTAATCGGCTTTAAAAACGCATTAAGATATGCGATAGACGAAGCAAGTAAAGATCACAATAAAACCATTTGTACTGTACTCCAGATAGATTGCGGGTGCAAAGTAATCAAAACTATCGACGATCCAGAAAGTCTAAACTCTGGCATAAGCTTAGTTGATAAAGACGTTAGTAACACAATGAAAAACTTTAACCTGTATGCAAAAATCATTATAGGTTATATACTTGCTGTGGAGTTTGAAACGGAACAAGATCTATTGTTGTTTACATTAAAATGGGGATAATTGTGTTATAATATCAGAATGGATATTACTAAACACGACAATGACTAATATATTGTACATTGACGCTGTTAATGGATTTGAAGACGCATGGATGGAAATGTACGACTCTCATGTAGTTGCTGTTAACAAAAATTGGAAAGCACCCGAAAACACTGTAGTTACACGAAACGAAGATGAACTAATGCGAGCGTTTGAAAAAATGTACGACTGCACGTTAACACAACAAAGTAAAGGGCATCATTATTGGTACAGTTTTGATAGCGTAGCGTTCAATTCTAAATCAGCACATATAATGTTCTTATTAAAATGGTCATAAAAGAGGTAAAAGATACACCATCGTTTATGAACTGTTGGCGCAATTGTGGCATTAATCAAGAAACTAGTGGATTCAAATCATGGGGAGATGTGGAGGATATGTATAAATTTAAATTTATACTAGGTACAAGTATTCATGATAGCACAGTTGAATTTGAGTCAGAAGAAGCGTACACGTTGTTCTTGTTAAAATGGTCATGAACACACTAACAATATCGTGGAACAAAATAAGACCTGCATGGAATGCTTCTGCAGATAAACGCTTTGACGCACAGTTAAAACTTACAAAAGCACCGTGTATTATGCACGAAGATGAATACGAACTTACTAGGTTTGAGTATTTCGAAAAGGAGTACAACTGTTATGCAACTATACATCCAACTAATGGAGACACACGAAACGAGGTTAGAAGTCAAACATACACACTTGAATTTAACACACCGGAAGATTTAACATTCTTTGCACTTAAATGGTTGTAAAATACAGTTAGGTTATTTTTATAAGGATATATATGTTTAAGTATTATGTATGTAATGAGTTCGGACAAACAATTAGTGAGCACTTCAACGAAGGCGATGCAATGGAAAATTGCAATTGGGCTAATGGAGAATCTGTGTCACGACAACCTATAAAGGAGAAAGAAGATGGAAATTAAAAACAAAGGTGGTCAATCAATACATAAGTTTGATAACGGATGGGGCGCAAGTGTTGTATCTAATGCAATGAGTTATGGTGGTGGTTCAGGGTTATATGAACTAGCCGTACTTAAATTTACAGATGATGATTGGGATATTAACTACGACACTAGCATTACCAATGATGTAATTGGACACTTAACAGAAGATAAAGTACAACATATATTAACAAAGATAGAAGCATTATGAAAATAGAAACAAAGTTCCACCCTATAACAATCACATTAGAAACATCACAAGAGTTTGATTACTTGTGGGACGCATTAGAACAAGCATTACCTACGTACGAAAAAAACTCTTCTGTACGTAACTTCTTAATAGACGCAATTAATACAATGGGTGAAGTACATAGTTTTCAACCAACTGTAGATGAAGTTAA